TTAGATTTAATATACCTAAGCCACATGAGTTTTCTATTGTTGGGAATATGACATGGAGGGCACTTGATATGGCGAGAGGGAAAGATCCCGATTATGGTGGGGCGTTGGTGAGTGGGATAAAGACCTTAGTATCTAGGGAGTTTGGTATTGTCCCGATACCACAAATAGTTAAGCCTTTTGTAGAGGTTGCTATGAATAGGAATATATTTTTCGATAGAGATATAGAACCTATGGGTAGTAGAGGGTTGTCACCAAGTAAAAGGTATGGTCAGTATACATCAGAGACAGCTATACTTGCATCAGAATTACTTGAGCATATTCCTGTAGATAAACTAAAGCTTTCACCTTACCAACTTGAACATTTAATTATTGGTTACTTTGGCTGGGTTGGGTTGCAGTCTTTAGCTGTTGCCGATTACGTAACAAGAGGTGTTGGAGACTTTCCTGAGAGACCAGCTACTGAACTCTCGGATCACTACATGGCAAGAAGGGTGTTCAAGTCTTCACCTATTAGGAATACTAAGTCCGGTACTATATTTTATGATAGATTAAAAGAGTTGGAACAAACTGTACAAGATATGAATCTCTCCAGAAAACTTGGGCATATGGATGACTATCTTGAAATCTATGAGGAGAAAGGTAGTCTGTTAAAGTATAAGGGGTTCTTAAAGAAGAGAGGAAGGATGGTTAATGATATTAATGCTAGGATTAAAAGAATAAGATTTGATTTGAAGATGGGTGCTGAAGAAAAAGCTACTAGGATTGATAGATTATATCAGTTGAGGAACGACCTTCTTAGAAGGACTGTAAAGAGTAGTCCCTTCCAACTCTCTGCTTTACGTTAAATTTTAATACTCAGATCGTTCTGTGTGAGAAGGAATGAGGGCAACAGGTACTCATGTATACCCTCATTCGGGGGAGGTGGCAAGCAACCGCAACATTAGAATTGTCTACACTTCTTAGATGTTTCTCAGTTACGCAATGCTTAAAACTACCCTGTCCAGTCCTATCATCACTATGCTTGGGTAAGCTGACATTGAAGCTTGACCCAAAGATAGTAAGGTAGAATAGTCTGGCGAAGACACGCAGTTGTATACGTGAGGGCTTCCTGATTCGTTTGCTTGCCTGTGAAATCTCTTCATTCGTCATTCAAAAAAATGTGCGGCTTATAGGAGTATGGATCTGTGAGATGTACTTCCTCACCATCTACCTTAATCCATTTCCTACCTTCAAGTTCTTTAACTTCAGGTTGCTGCACCTCCATGTGCTTTGCAGTCTTCCACCATGAGACACAATCATCAGCTAATAGTTTAGATGTAGCAACGCCTGCCTCCTCAGCTTTCTTCTTATACTCTTGAAGCATCTCGATAGGTAGGCGTATAGTTACTGGTTTAGTTTTCTTAGGGGAAAGGAATGTCATCATGTTCCGTTGTGGATTTAGGTTTAGGTGAAGTATGAATCTTGTCTGCTTTTATATACGCAGACTTCTCACCACCTTCTTCTTTAGGTTCAAAATAATCAAGGCTTCCCTCTATTAGTACGTTCTCTCCCTTGACACACTTTGCTAGTTTCTCTGCGGCATATCCATATGCCATAACTCTGTGCCACTGAGTCTTTTCCATCCACTCATCTGTCTTCTTATCCTTCCAGGAGTTGCTGGTTGCGATGCTTGCATGTGTCCAGCTTGAATCGTCTGCTACCTTAGGGTCGTTACCTAAGTTGCCTGAAATAATTGTCTTATTATAATTTGCCATTGTGTTCCTTTATTGTCGTTGTGAATTAAGTAGCTGTCCAACATCAGTCTTTAAGATAGATGCTATTTGAAACAGCCTGATTAATGTAGGGTCTGTTCGTCCAGCCCTCCAGTTATAGACACTCATCCTAGTAACATTCACTTCCTTAGCAAATGCTGTACTTGTGATGCCCACCTTATGCATGGTATCCCTTAAATTTCTGGGGAAACTTTCCAGACTGAACTCTTGCATAATATTTTTCTTTCTTTTTAATTAATTAAATAATAAATATAATAAATAATAAATAATAATTATTATTATATCATTTTTATTTTACAAGTCAAGTTAAATTTTACTATGAACAACCAGATGTTTCACCACACGAGTTGCACTTAAGACAGGAACCATTCCTGACTAGGGTGAATTGATTACATGATGTACATGCATCACCTTCATAGCCCTTAGTCTTTGCCTCATCTACGAGAGAGGTCTTGGGCACTTTAGGTTTGATTGGGTTCCCTAAAAACCTATGGGTTTCTGTGGATTCCTCTACTATAACTACATCTCCATCTTGAAGAGGCTGGGGTAATCCATCTATCTCTGGGATATAGGGTTCCGTCTTCTTGTTTATTATTGGCACAGCAGGTGGTACATGGGCAAGGTCATCCCTTCCCAAGTAGTAAACCGCCAGCTCCCTAAATATATAGTCAAGGATAGACGAACTCATCTTGATACATTCACTACCCTGAACCACACCTGATGGATCAAACTTTGTAAAGGTAAATGCATCTGTGTACTCCTCTAATGGAGTGCCATGTTGTAGTCCCAATGAGACTGCAATAGCAAAGTTATTCATGAGACACCTGAATGCAGCACCTTCTTTATGCATGTCTATAAAGATTTCTCCTAAAGTTCCATCCTCATATTCTCCAGTACGAAGGTACACCTTGTGTCCTCCAATCCTAGACTTTTGTGTAAACCCACATCTCCTGTTGGGTAGTTCTCTTCTATTTGATTCCATAATTTCCTTTCTGATCATTAACTTGGTTAGTGCCGCCATCAAAGTCAAGGGTAGTGATACCTGTCTGACCACCTCTTGCCTTAGCTACGACAACATCGACTTCACCTTTGTGTTGTTCCTGCCTGTATAAGAATATAATATTGTGTGCCACTCTCTCCAGAGTACCACTCTCTCCGAGGTCACTAGCTATAGGGATCTTAGCTGATCTCTTCTCGACCTCTCTATTAAGCTGGCAGAGAGCAAGCAGTGCTATGTTGTTACGTTGAGCTGTATTCCTGAGACGTTTAACGAAGTCACCCATTGCTTCAGTCAGTGAAATGTGTGATCGTCTATCATCGAAGGCAAGTTCATGAAGGTGGTCAACTATTATAAACTTATATCCCTCATTAATCCCCCAATTAATTGACCTCATTACATCTACTGTAGTCTCAGATGTATCATCAATAGAAAGATTCTTAGACCAAGCCTCATTCTCCTGTCCTAACATCTCTGCCATGTGTGTCCAGTCCTGCTCTTCAAGTGTATATCCTTCTAGTATTTTGTTGAAGTGTATGCCAGATGCATGACTAATAAACTTCTGTGCTATCTCTGTCTTGCTCATCTCAATTGATATGAACAAGGTTTTAATACCTCTTCGTGCCGCATCAGCCGCAAGTGCTACAGCAAATGTGGTCTTTCCCATTGCAGGTCTTGCACCAAGGAGAGAGAGTGATCCATACCTGAACCCATATATAAAACTGTTCAGGCTAGGGAATGGAGTTGTAACAAACAACTCACTCATGCTCACCTCCCCCTTATCATTACGTTTTGATATCTCTTCAACCTCTTCCCTTGCAATCTCTAGGAAGGAGGAGAAGGGCCGAGAAGATGATCTCTCTACCTGCTGAACCTTCTCACTAAGTATATCAACCTGTGAACTTGCATCCTCTCCTGACTTAATCTTTTCTGCAGTCTTCTGGGCTTCCGCAGCAGTGTAGGATTTTCTGTACATCTTAACTATAATGTCAGAGTAATCCAGAAAGTTCTCCGCCTTTGCCGGGATGTCTTTTATCTCATCAAGGCAGGCATTAACAGCTTTCTCCTCACCAAACTTAGGCAGTAAGGATCTATCATCCATGATCTCAGCCGACACTGTGACACTATCAACAGCAACGTCCTTATCATAAAGCCCAAGAGCAGTATTATATATGATGCCATATTTCTTATTGGCAAACATCTCAGGCTGAACCACTGCCCTTATGTTAGGCAGTAGGTCAGGGTAAGTGAGACAAATACTAAGTAAGTTACTCTCTGCTCTATTCATAATGCACCTCCTGTAACAGACTTCCTGCTTGCCAATGTCTTCATCTCAATTGGCTTTGCTTCATATGTACCTGAACATACAGGGTCGAAGACATCTCCCTGCTTAGCAAGGATGCAATATGTATCCATGAACGATCTCTTTTGGAACGAGAGATCTGTAGCTGAGAGGCTACCTAAGAACGATAACCCTCCCAGTCTTCTGCAAGTCTCAGCAAGGACTGTATCCTCAAAACAAATAGGTCTCCCTGGATGTGACTTCAGTGCTTGGAACAACTGGTTCCATGCCATCAATGCATCGTCACTAATGTCGTTATACAATGCATCAAAAAACTCTGCCGGACTAGGCATACCAGACTTTACTCTAGTTTTGATTAGGTTTTGGTATCCCACCCTAATCTCCTGCTCATTCAGCTTAGCAAGAGCCTTCTCCCAGATATGAGAGAGGTGGTTGTACTCATCTGTACTAGACTTCTTCCCATAAACTGTCATGAGTTGAGATACCATGCTCTTTATATCTGTTTGTCTGCTCATTTATATTCTCCATGTTAGTGTTTGTATTCCCATGTGTCATTTTTCTGTATGCATTTATATACTTACAGTCAGACTGTGAAGGGTGTGTGTATACTAGGTTGCCAAGATCTCTGCACTGCATCATGTAAGCTGTATTGTTTGTCAAATGTTCCTTCATTTGTTCAGCTAAGAACAGTACAACTTCCTCATATGTTTGCATAGTGAAGTCGTTACCATCTGGCTTCAGTGTAAGTATCTTCTCTGCCCCCTTAACCCACTTACTACGTTGTTGTGGTGTTGTTGGTTCATACTTCTCCTTATGTATAGCAAGGTTAATCTCTGTAAACTTTGCTATCATGAGGTCAACATCAGGACTCTCCTCCTTAGGTGCAGTTTTCTTTGGAGGTTTAATAAATAATTCAGAGTCAAAGTTTATCTGATATATACTAGGCAATCTTTGCCCACCATAGAACTCAGGTGTGAAGCTGAGGATTAACCCATTCTCTTCCAGGTAATCAATTCTTTTCTGGATCACCCTTGCTGTGAAGTTCAGCTTGTCTGCCAGTTCCTTAATGGAAACTGCAGAACCATTATCTTCTCCACCGGGATGGTCGAGTAGGAAATACCAGAGGAGAGTGGATGATACTGGATCTCTAAACAAGAACTTGCTCAGGTCATGCTCAACTGTTAATAAATTGTTTATCTTTATCATGTTTCCTTTCTTATAAGTTATAGAATTACTGTTACCCGGTAACGAATAGTAACGAATTACTGTTACCGAGTAACGAATAGTAACGATTAAGCAAGCTGATCTCTAGTGATCTTATCTCGTGCCGCATTTAAAGATGAGACGACAACCTCACGAAGAGACTTAGGTAGTTTGTCTTCCCCATGTGCCGCAACCATCTTCCTATACTCATCACTAATAGCTGTACCCTCTTCAACAGTAGTGATCTTCATAGCCCTAGAGTTAAGGCTAATCAATTCGTCACTGATAGATTTGTCGGGTGACTTACCAAGGATACTATCTATCATCTCCTTAGGTGCTTCGGCTACTGTCTGAGGCTCTGGTTTTGCAGTGAATTCAACCTTATTCACCGCAGGTGGAGCTGGTGTAGGTGGTGTCTTCTTATTCAACTCATCAAGCTCCTTCCCTAACTCTATTGCACCCCTCACCTCATTGGCAGATGCAAGTCCATACTCAGTGATGATACCCTTAACTCCACATGCTCTGCCTATAGCAGAAGTTTCACAGTTCTCTACGTGTGAAGTCTTATTCACCATAGATTTCTTATCTGCTTGGAATTCACGGGCATGACCAGTGGCTCTCCACTCTTTATTATCATCAATGATTGTAGCCTTGAAGATAACAACCATATTCTCCTCACAGTTGTAAATCATTTCAGTAATGATTGACCATGTAGGGTGTAGTTCCCAGAACAAACGTATTCTTTCGTCCACCTCAACATAGTCCTTCTTACCTATCTTAGTTGTTTTAATTTTACTCATAATGTTCCTTATTATTAATGGTTAATTAGATTGATAACTGTTTACTTAACACGTAACGTATTCCTCTTGTCAATGCTACATACTCCAGCTATTCTTTGCACATCGTTCCCCATGCTTGCACGCAAACTGTTAGCAGCCTGCAGCTTAATCTTTTCCAGCTCTTTAATCTGTGAGCTGGCCTTCTTATGTGTCTCCCTCAGAATAACATGCTGATCTGAAGCAGTTATAGATTCTCTACCCGTATCATACTGTGCCTTCAGGCTTCTTGATGTTGATGGATGACCATCAGGTTCAGGCATCTCATCGTTCTTAAACAGATCAATGAACGCCTTCTCTAATAACATCAGTGACTCGATATGCTTAAGTCTTTCTTCCCTAGTAACCTTCAGTATGATGAGGGGTTGATGTATCTGGTGAAGGATCGCATACACTATTCCCTTAAAATGCTTACCGGGATTAGGACACCCTTCAAACTGAGTGAAAGATAGGTAGTGATCTCCCTGTGATAGATAGGTCAGATCCTT